GGACAAGGCAGCGAGCTTCGGCGACAGCGCATCGAGCAGCGTCCCGATATTTCCGAACGCCGGAATCAGTGCAGCCGAGAAATCGTCAGTCACCGCGCGCTTCAGTGCGTCGAATGCGTTCAGCATCGGCGCCATACGCTCGCCGATCATCGCGTAGAAGGGATCTACGTTTCCGCCCGGTCCCTGATTCTGTGCGTCGGCGAGCGCTTTCGCCGCCTCCGCGACCTGCTGCTGCGCCTCGACCAACTTCTCATTGGCGTCGACGACACGCTCCTTGGCGGCAACGACCTCATCGGAGCCCTCGATGCCGTCGCGGTTCGCTTTGTCGGCCTTCTCCGCTTCCTCGCGGGATCGCTCCTGGGTCTCCAGGAGGCTCAGCTCGGCGCGCTCGACACGCAGCGCCGCTTCCTGCCGCTCGGTCGCGTCAGCCTTCGGGTCGGCCAGGGTCTTGGCGAGATCTTCGCGCGCCTTCCGAACGTCCAGGGCCGCCTCTCGCTCGTTGAGCGAGTTGTCCCGCAACGCCTTGTTGAGATCATCGATCTGCCTGCGGGCGTCCTCGCGAGCCTGGGTGAGGTCTTCCTCGGCCTTTCGACTGTCTTCCTTGGCGCGCTCGACGCCCTTCTCGGCGGCGGCCAACCCTTTTGCGGCGCTGGCCACGGCCTTGGCCTGACCAGCGCCACCGTCGCCGGACTCGAACGCCTTCTTGGCTTCACCGAGCCCGGAGAATCCGATCTTCAGCGTGGCCAATGCCGGGGCGAGAATGCCTGCCGCCGCGCCGGCGGCAGCGCCAGCTGCCGCCGCTACCGACGTCGCCAGGCTCGCGAACGCTGCGCCGAGTCCGGAGACCACGCCGATAGCCGCCGCGCCGCCCACCGTCACCAGGGAAAGGGCTCGGGCGAAACTTGTCATGGCCGAGGCGACCCGCACCACACTCTGCAGCACAAGGAACGCGGAGGTGACCTGACCGATTTCGCGGGCAACCCGCCCGGCGATCGCGGCGATGAGCCGCAGGGCGCCAGCGAGCCTGGTCAGGCCCACCGAAGCCACCTGCCGCAGCGCGATCGCGGAGACGAAGGTCGCTGCGGAGAACGACCTCACGATCTTGGCCGCGATCCCGAAGGCGGTGGAGATACTGGCGGCGTTCACGACGAACAGCGACAGCCCGCGCGTGCCGATCTCGATCCCAGCACCGATGCCCCGCAGCCCAGCGAGCAGACCGGACCGTATCCGGTCGGCCGCCGAGCGACCGCTGGACTCGTAGTTCGCGTCCCGGACGCCGGACGCGATCGCCTCACCGGCGTCGCGACCGGTGCGCTGCCCAACAGTGGCGAACCCGGCGCGGAACCGCCCCGCAGCGTCGCGGCCTGCGGCCACATAGTTGGCGCTGCGGATCCCCGAGGCGATCGCCTCGCCGGCGTCGCGGCCCGCCTTGCGTCCGGCGGTTTTGAGCCCGGCGCCGATTCGGGAGCCTGCCGACCTGCCGGTCGCCTCGTAGTTCCTTGCCTCGACGCCGGCTGCAATCGCGTCGCCGGTGTCACGTCCGGCTTTCTGCCCCGCAGCGGTCAGCGGCCTGGAAAGTTGTCGGTCGAGGCTGCCCTGGATCCCCCGCAGTGTGGGAATGATCTGAAGGGCTGCGTATCCGATCGTCTCAACCATCTTGGTCGCCTCCCTTCTGCGTTCGTTGGGCTTCGCGTTCGCGTTTGGCCTTGATCCGTTGCTGACGCAGCGCGTCGCGTCGCGAGGGCACGTTCTCAGCAGGGGCGCTGATCGGTGTCGGGCGTGCCGGATGTTCGCGACCGGCGAGGATGCCGGCGATGTCGGCCAGCAGATAGTCGGCGTCGGTCCAGCGGGGGCGACCGTCGTTGCCGAGCATCACCAGGCGGGCGGTGGGCGGCAGTTCCTGGACACGAACCCAGATCTCACGCAACGTCAGCAGCGGAACGCCCGCTTGGTCCCGCCGCCATCGGTCGGTGTAACGGAGGTGATGATGCTGCGACAGGTCGGCTTCGAGGGCGTCCTCGTGCTCGCCGACGATGCGCAGCAACGCCGTCAGTTTCCCGCCGTGTTGAAGCCCATCTCGTCGGCGACCAGGTTGGCGAACTCGTCGAAATTCCGCTTGCGCGGGAACTTCGCGAGGAAGGTGGCCCACTGCTTCGGGCCGAGGATGTGTTCGATCGCGTCGATGTGCTGTTGCTTGCTCGCCGCCTGGACGGCGACGGTCGGCCAGTCATCGACGGAGGCGGGGATCTCGAATTCCATACCGCCGTACTCGATCACAACGGTCTCCGCGCCTTCGGCTTCCCGCTGCGCCGCAGTCTTGCGCGGCGGCTTGTAGTCCTGCGGGACCGGCGCACCGTCCGGGCGGGGGCGATGACGGCGGGGGTTGCTCATGTGCGAGTTTCCTCTCTGAGGCTGCGGGTTTCACAAAAAGGGGTGCTGGCGGTCGCGGAGGAAACCCGCACGGAAACAGCCGCGCCGCCAGCGCCTATCAGGACGCGTCGAACGCCTGCCGGTCGAACACGTCACCGTTGGAATCGGCGAACAACAACGCCTCGACTTCCCACTTGGTGATGTCGGATTCGTTGCGGTTGTTCGCAGGAACCCACACTCGGGCCCGCTTCGTGGTGAACAGCCGCTCCTTGTCCTCGAGATCGCTCTCGGTCTCGAACGCCAGCCAGCGGTATACGGGCTTAGGCAACGCGATCTTGGTCGCGGTCGACCCCGGCAGGATCATCCCGCGCACGGCCGCGTTGTCCTCCAACGGAGAGAACTTCCGCATCAGCTCGTAGTTCTTCGAGCCGACCTTGATCAGACCGATGCCCCAGCCGAAATGCTTGGTCTCGTCCTGGCTGCGGTCCTCGGGGAAACCGTCATCACCGTCGAGAATTCCCACTTCCTCCCAGCCGACTCCGAGCGGGTCATCAATCGTGGAAGGCAAGTCGGGGCGAGTGGTCGCGTCGGACACATACACATGGGCGTCCTGCCAAATCAGGACATTGTCGGGATTCCTTGCCATTTTTCAGTCTCCTATTTCTGCCACATTCAGGGAATGTGGGAACGGGCCAGTCGAATCGAGGCGGCCAAGGCTCTCGCAGCCCGATCAGGCTGGGAGGGTCCGGGCCTGCGCACGGACAGTGAATGAGGCGAGCACGCCACCGTTGGTGGAATCGCGCGCCTCCAGCAACAGGGATGGTTCGGTGACAGTGGCGATACCTGGAATGCTGTGCGACAGCAGCACGCCCAACGCTGCCCCGGCGATAGCCCGGGAGCGGTCCCTGCCGTCTGCCCACACAGTCACTCGCAACAATGGCCGTGTCATGACTGGCCATCGAGTCGGGCCGCTGTCATCGAACACGACCAGGTGCGGCGCGGAACTGGGGGTCCAGTTCGTCGGCACTACCATCCCGAACGTGGGGGCGGGGGCGGCAACCATGCCCGGGATCACCGACGCCAGATAGTTCTTGGCCACTTTCGCCGGATCTGCGGGAAGCCGGAGCGGCTTCATAGCCGACCCTCCACCTCAAGTCCCACGGAGGCGGCTGCGCGCGTCAGAACGCCGTCGCGGGCTTGCTGTTCGGCCGGCACCCACACCGACGCCGCACTCCGGTCGGTGGTGTACTCGCTGACCGTGGCGTCCTCGCCCGCTTCCGCTGCCACCCGATCTGCGGCCTCCTTGACCACAGCGGCGAACTCCCGCGACTTCAACAGCCGGGAAATGCCGCCGTGATCGAGCCGGACTACGGCCATCAGCCCTCCCCTCTGCTGCACAACGCGACCGTGCCGGTCCATGCGCTGAATGGCGAGATCCACTGTTCGACCTGTACGAAGTAGCGGTCACCGCGCACGGTCAGTTCGTCCTCGCTGCCCAGATCCACGGCAGGCATGAAGTAGACGCTCATGTCGACACGCTGCCCATCCCGACCGCGGTCTTTGTATTCCTCGGTCGCTCCAGGGGCTACTGCCCACGCGGTGAGCGTGGCGTCTGTCCACGGGATCGGGTTGCCGTCCGGGTCCGTGCCGCCACCGCGGTGGCGGATCACCTCCTCCGCCATCAGGCCACCTGCCCGGTCTGGTCAGGGCTGTTGCACAATGACTTTCGTCCCTCGGTATCGGTAGGACTCGGCGATCGCGCGGTCTTCGGGGGACAGCGACGTTGCGCCACCGACCGCCCAGGCCGCGTAGGTGTTGTTCTCCGAGAACGGACCCACGGTGCGGGACTGGCTAGCGATGCTCGCCTTGGCTTCCTTCGGGATATCGAGAACCTTGGCGGCGATCTCCGCGATCGTGATCCGGACCAGGTCGGGCACGGGCCCGCCGTGGGAGTAGGTGACGGTCACGAACTCGTGCGACGCCAGCGGGTACCCGTTGCGGGTGACTCGCAGCCACTGATCCCTGACCGTGAAGTCGACTTCGAGACCCTCGTCGTCGACGACGGACTCGACATCCTCGACCGGAGACTGGGCCAGGCGGACGCAGCCGCCCTCAACCTTAAGCCGCACCGTGGACTCACCGGGAGTGAAGTCCTGGCCCGCGATCTTGCGGAACAGGTCCGACGCTTTGATGAGGATGCCCGCGACGCGCGCCGTTTCGGATTCGGTCAACGAGCGACCGAGCACGTCGGCGACATCCTCGTCAGAGGCCAGAGCGACCATGACTACGAGCCGTCAGGTCCGTACACGACGACGCCCTCCGGGCGGATGACGTTGCCGCCGTAGACGTGCAGGCCGCGGACGCGGTCGGCGAATTTGTTCTGCGCACGCATGCCCTCGATCTCGTCGATCTGGGACACGTAGGCGGCCGCGCGCGGCGACCACGCGACGAACTGCGGGTCGTCTACCGACGGCAGATGGTTGGTCGTGACGATGCGGAATCCCAGCAGCGAGCCGACGGTGGCCTGCCGCAGGCCCTGAGTGTCGCCGGAGGTGTCGAAGCTGGTCAGCTTCGAGTCCGCGCCGAGCAGCAGCGCCTCGAACTCGGCGTTGCACGCCAGCACTCGACCGGCGGCCGGGACGTTGCTCTTGTTCAACTTCTTGCGGGCATCGCGGATCAGGTTGAACGCAGCATCGCCATTGGTCGGGGCTGCACCCGTCAACTCGGTGCCCAGCTCCACCAGCATGTCGGCGATAAACCGGTCCGAATCCTCCACCAGCGAATCGCCCGCAGCTTCGGTGTACGCCTCCAGCGAGCCCGCGACCTGCACACGGTCGATGTCATCGACGTAGAAGTCGAAGGATTTCTCCTGGTCGATCAGCAGATCGACACCCGTGTCGGAGATCTCGTCCGCCGAGGTGGTTCGGCCGGCGGCCTTGTAGTCCTTCACCTGCGGCGCGACAACACCGGTGATGTGGACAGTGTTGCCCTTGGTGGCGAGACCTTCGTACTCGCGGTTCACCAGCTGCGGGAACACGGCCATCTGGGTCCAGCGGTCCAAGAGCTGTGCGGACCACAGCTCTGGAATGAAATGTTCGAAAGCCATCTCTCAGACTCCTAAGTAGATTTGCCCAACAGCTCGTCGAGGCGGCCCGCCTTCTTGGCCGCGACGATTTGCTGGGGGGTCATGGATTTGAGTTCGTCCCGAGACGTGATCTGGTTGACCTTCGGGGCTTTGCCGTCGGAGGTGACGAGGTTCGCCGGGGGCGCGATCGGCGGTTTCGCCAGCGAGTCGGCCCACCTCTTGGCCTTCTCGATCGCGGCGTCCATTTCTTCCTCGGTGCTGCCGTGGATGAGTTCCACGTCAACGCCGGAAGCAGCGGACTTTTCGGCTCGCAGCTTGTCGGACAGCGCTTGAGCGGCAGCCTTTTCGGCTTTCTCGGCGCGCTCGAGCAGCTTCTGCAGCTCGGTCTTGCTGGCCTCTTCGATCTCATCGAGGCGCTTGGCCTTTGCCGCGTTCTCCTTGGCGCGCTGCTCGTTCTTCCTCGACAGCTCTTTCCACTTCGCGACCTCTGCCGCGAGATCCGACCCCGTTGCGGTGGCGGGCTCGACGGGCTGGTTGGGCTGCTCGTCGGCGGCCGGGGGTTCCGGTACGTCGGCGACAGTGGCGGGGTCGATCGTGGTCTCGGACAATTGCGTACTCCTACGTTTCGTGTGAGTTGTGCGCGTTACGCGCGGCCCCACCGAGAAGGTGGGGAAGTCTGGCTATTCGGCCGGTTCCAGCTCGCGCTGCCCCTCCGCGGGCGGCAAGGCGTTCGGCGCCGCAGCGGCGGCCAACTCGCGCTCCTCGGCGCGGTCGAGCTCGTCTTGGGCGATCTGTTCGGGGCTGTAGCCGAGGATGTTGCGGGCGATCGACTTCCAGGACTCGCCTGCCGCCTTCGCTTTCACAGCGGCGTCGTACTTCTCGGCCATGCTGATGGCGTGCGGCGGCTCGAACAGCACCTCGAGGGTGTCCTCCACTGCGACACCTTCGACCTCGAGCCCTTTCAACACCGCTGCCGCGGCTGCGATTTTCGCGACGGTGAGCCGGTCGCGGGTCTTGAAGACCAGGCCCTCCTTCGCGAAATCCGTTCCCGCAGCGGCCTGGTTCGCGGCGTCCGGAATCAGCACCGACACAGGAGTCCTCGAAACGGCGGCGAGGTGGCGGATGTCGTGCATAGAGCCTTCGAGCATCGGCCGAATATCGGTCTGCTGCGACTCCCAGATCTCCAGCCCCGGCGGCAGGTCCCACAACGCGCCCGGCGCCGGTTCGAAAACCTTCGCCCAGTCGATGTCGTTGCCCTGCTCGTCCTTGTCCGGGAGACCCGCTGTGCCTTCCTTGGCCTGCAGCGCCCGCTGCCGCCACGCCTGCATCGCCGTCGTCACCAAACGCTGCAGGATCCCCCGGTTGATGCGGTTGATCACATCCAGGTGTGGTTCGAACTCGCCGGCGCCGTCGGGGTTCTCCAACACCACCACCGGTGGTGTGGCGCCGGTGTAGACGTAGTCGTTCACCGGCTCCCATGTGTCCGACGATGCCCGCAGATTCAGCTTCGTCTGATACGTGGCGTCCACGTAGGTGTCGCGGTTGAACAGCTGCCAGCCGCCGATCACCCAGACGATGGCGAAATCCTTTTCCAGATCCTCGTCGCGCCACCACTTCACCGCGGCGCGCACACGCCACGGTTGCAGCGGGTCGACTGCGGCGTACATGTTCTCTGGCGAGTCCGCGGTGATGACCGCGCTCCCCTCGCCGGACCAGATGGTGAGGAACCCTCGCCGGTAGTCGAGCATGTGCCGGACCGCGTCCTTGAACACCAAATCCATGCGGTTGTCCCGCCACATCCGCTGCGCCTGCTTGGCCTGCGGCGAGTCGAGCTTGCCATTGACGGTGATGCCGTTCGGAACGATCCTGTCCGCGACCGACTCCCGGATCAGATAGCCCCAGTTGGTGCGGGATTCCCGCTGGAACTTCTGCCACGACGCACGGACGTTCGCGCCCATCTCCGGCAGCGGCGCGTCACCGTCGACGTAGCGTCGCAGCAATCGGATCCGCGGCAAATCAGCGTCGAGCCTCTTCGTGAGGATCGGGAGCCATTCGGCTGGCGTAGTCGCCACATGACCTCCCGTCAGTACAGTCGTCGCGGTGCGCGGGCCTTCGGCCGGGGTTTCGCGCCCACCTTTCGGGCGTCCATACAGGCCTTCCAGGACAGGACACCGGCCATCGCGCGGTCGAATTTCAGGTCTTGGCGGCCGTCCTGCTTGCACAGGATGAACAGCGGCTTCCCCTCGTCATCGAGGATCTTCAGGTCCTGGCGTCCGGCGTTGCCGTAGTGCTCGATCAGGGCGTCGAGCTGCTCTGGGGTGCCGCCGAAGGTGATCGAGCCCGAGTCGATGGCTTCCAAGGTTTCGCGGATCGTGTAGGCCATCCGCTTGTACTGGTTGGTCCAGAACTCCTCGACCTGGTTGGGCCACCGCGCCGACCACGACCCCACCGTTTCGGTCCAGTGCGGAGGGTCGGCGTAGACCTTGTACACCTCGAACCGGCCCATGGTGTCTTCCATGAGCCCGGTCACCTCGTCTTCCGGAACTTCCCAGTCCTCGACGTATTCCGGTCGCTCCCAGGAGCCCACGCACTGCTGCAGGCCAGTCGCGATGTCGGTCAACACGAGGGCTGTGCAGTCGCGGAACCGGGCGCCGTCGAAGCCGCCGGTGACGAACGCCCGATCTGGAATCCGCTCCGGGCGCTTGAGCAGCTCGATCTTCTTCGGATCGAACGCCTGAGAACCGCTCTTACGCCACCGGTTCAGCCACACCCGCTCCAGGTACGGCCCGTCGGCGCCGGGACGATCCCACTTCGAGGCGATCTCATCGAACTGTCCCGGACCCCACTCCCCCGCGGGCCCCGTGGCCTCCGCGATGGCGCGGATCCGCTCGTCCTTGTCGGAGAGATCCCGGTTCAGGTCATCATCGGTTCGATACAGGTAGAACAGGTCAGGGCGATCGATTTTGCCCTCATGGATCGCCAACGCCTCGACGTGGATCTCCTCGGCCACCGACCCCTGACCTAATTGTCCCGCGGTCCCCACATACAGCGACCACGGATCGTCCAACGGGCGCTTCGGCAGATTTGCATCCATCGTCTGATGCGCCTGCAACTGCCGCGGCAGATACAGGCGGTGTGGCTCATCGAAGCAGTTCATCGTCGTACGGGCACCGTCACGTGACCCCGGCGAGTTCGCCAGCGCCACGGCCTTGCCGTCGGCGCGGCCGCGCGAATCCAGACGCAGGATGCGTTCCAGACCGGAGTCGAACAGGTCCGCGTCTGGGCCCTCCTCGACGATGTACTTCAACGCGCCGTAGGCCAGTTCCTCGACCTGCTCTACCGTCACCGCGAGCATCGGGACGTACGGCGACCGCACCGGCCGACCTACCGGGTTGCCGTACGCGTCCCAGCCGTCGAACCGTGTCGGCCCTTCCGGATGGAGTTCGCAGTACGCCAGCAGCGCCTGCTTCTCCGTCTTCGCCAAACCCTTGCGAACCGACAGTCCGACCCGCTTGAACCGACGTCGGCCCGCCCACGGATGCGGGTCCTTGACGACCAGCCCAGGGCCTCCCCCCGCGAATGCTTTCGAGACGATCCGCGGGTAGATCTCGTACGCCCGATAGATGAACGCTCGGAACTCAGGGTCGATTCGATACGGCTCGCCCTGCAACGAACCCGGCCCATAGACCGCGCGCTCCTCGATGAGGTCACAAATCCCACGGCCGAGCGTCGGCCAGGGTTCAGGATCGGGCCCCGGAACGACGAGCAGCATTACACGGCATACAGACCGGCGCGCGGATCATCCTTCGCAGCCTGCGCCGGGCCGCCCTGCGGCTGATGGCGACGGCGGCCGCGCTCCTTCGACTGCTCGGCCGTTTCGATCGTCCATTCCAACCTGCGGCGATCGTAGGGCGTGAGCCCGAACGCTTGTCGCTGCAACCGGATCTCCGCGGCCAACTTCTGCGAAGGCTCACGCCAGAAATCGTCCACCAGGACGGCCAGCAGGAACAGTGCATGCCGGTCCGACTCGTGATACTCGGCAGCCATCGGCGCCGACCACAGGTCTTCCCACCACTCGAGGGTTTGCGGATGCCACCCGCCCTCGCGCGACGGAAGGTCCGGCTTGAGCACGGCGTGGTCGTCGGGAAGTTCTGTCAGGACAGCGGCAGTCGACGCCTTATTCGCGCGGGCACGAGCACTCGCGTGTTTCTTCGGTTGCGGCATTTCAGACCCCGTTTCGGGATGAGGGACGCACCCGTTTCGGATGCGTTGTTCCGGAACCCCTGTGACCTGGGGGAACCGTAGACGGCGGATTTAGGCTGCCCTGCCGACGCGCGCCGCGATGGGAGGGACGGGGTCCCCGCCCACCCCTATCGTCGGCGTGCCTGGTTGCCCTCGTCGCTGGACTTCTTCGCGTGGCACGGGCGGCAAGCGGCTTGCATGTTGCTGTCGTCGTCGCTGCCACCGCGGTAGACCGGTGTCTTGTGATCCATCTGTGTGGCGGTGCCGACGCAGCGGTTCGGGTAGCGAAGCTGGCATCGGTAGCCGTCGCGCTCGAGGATGCGCAGGCGCTGCGCTCGATGCTCGGGCGAGCTGGTGCGCTTCCTGCTGTCGGTCGACCAGCCGTAGGTCGTGTGTTCGGCGCAGTAGGCGGTGTTGGTGATGCGGTTCTCGCAACCTGGCTTAGGGCATTTGCGTGGGGCTCGGGGCATCACATGCTCACTGCTGTGTTGGCCCAGTGGTCTCGTGTACCTGTGCGCCATGCCTTGCGTGGTTCGTTACGGGCCCTGCCGTCACGATGCTTGATCAGGGTAGGCCCATCAGTGTGGCCTACGAGGCAGGGCCATGTGTAGGCGACTTGGTGCTTCCGGGTGAGACACCATGCTGTGATTCGCTCGTCGATGGGGCGGCTGCTGGTCGGGGCCCAGTCCAGCCAGTCCTCTACGAGGTCGGATCGGATGGCTACCGCTACTGCATGGAGCAGGTGGTTGCAGGTGAGCCAGTGCGCACCGCGGCGGTCTGCTGCGGTGATGGCTTTAGCGATGCTGTCTTGCCACCTCACCGGGCGCCCGGTTCCCACATAGAAGCTCACGACGGGCGCTGGGGCTACAGCTAGAGCCCGCTCCGCTTCATGAGCGAACCCGGCCACTGGTTCGGCGTCGTCCTCGAGAACGGCAGCCCATTCCGACTCAACGTTTGTGGTGGCTGCCCATGCGCGGAGATGGTTGTCGTCAGCGCCGATGCTGCCGTCGTCCAGAGAAATGGTCGCCCCGATGGACTGGGCGAGTTCGGTTGCCTGGACGAGGCGAGCTACGTGGCCGACTGTGGCCCACGAGATCATCGGTTGCACAGGTCAGCGAACAGTTTCTCGTACACCGGACGCTGGTTGTCCCACGACAGTTCCTTCGCCATCCGACGCGCGGTGTCCTGCGAGGCGGCGAAGAAGGTTGGATCCTGAGCGAGCTGGTCGATCTTCGCGGCCAGATCGCGGTGGCCCACTGAGTACAGCTCGACTCTGGTCTTCGCCGTGAACTCGCCACGCTTCTCGGCGGAGACCAGCCAGTCGCTGGGCAGCCATTCGTTCGGGCTGACCGCCGGCATGAGTACCGGCATCCCGGCGCCGAGCGCTTCCTGCGCTGGAAGGCAGAGCCCGCCGAACCGGCGAGGCAGCACCAGCACGTCCTGCTCGCGATAGAGGTCGACATTGTTCGGTGCGTCGCCGCTGCGGATATCCAGGTGGATATGGCGCGGGATGCGGCGAGACGCCAACAGTCCAGGGACGTAAGCGCTGTTCTGGCAGGTGATGGTCAGCGTGATCGGCGACTGCACGTAGGCGAGCGCGTCGAGGAGATCGGCAGTGCCGTTGCGGTCGTGGATGGCGGGGCGGCCGATCACATGCAGGAACCGGGCCGCCTTGGTGGTGGGCTGGCGTGCCGGGAACTTGGCCAGGTCGATCGGGACCGGGAGGAATCTCCGAGGGTCTGGGAACTCGTCGAAGTGCCACATGCTCGGCGCCGCCCACAACGTCGGCTGATCGCTGCGATCCAGAAACTCGTAGTTGGCGTGAAGGACCGTCTTCACTCCAGCGCGTTCAGCCTCCGACCAAACCGCCCGCCCATAACCGGTTTCGGCGGTGTACACGACGTCCAATCCGTCGAGCCAGGAGCGGAAGTCGCCGGCTTTGGGCAATCCCTTGATCCACGTCGAGCCCGGATACCAATCGGGGCGCAAGGGTAGTGGGTCCGCCGACGGGCAGTCGACCACCATCGTTTTCGCGGGGCGCATCACATCGTGGAACGCCTTCGTCTGCACACCGAGTCCGCGGGAGTCTGCGCGGGCGATCAGGCCGACGCGCATCAGAACACCTGCCTGTCGTCGTACTTCCGCTCGCCGGCGCGCCCGTCGGTGTGGTAGCTGCGCTTCAGGTTCCCTCCCGGGTTGTAGATGTGCAGCGCGTACTGCCGCCAGCCCGGGAGTCCGTCGACCCGGTACGCCTCGTCGACGACACCGTGCATGCGGTCCTCGATGAACGACCGCGCATCGGGACTGAAGTGCGCGTGCATGATGCGCCGGTAGAACGCAACCGACGCGACGTGGGGACGCTGCGACCATTGAGAGGTTCGGATGAACCCTCCGTCGTCGCCGTGGATCATGTGCTGGTGCTCGGCGGGTATCCGCCCCTCGTGGTGGAGGCGGACGAGGTTGGAGTGGCCGTCGAGGATGAACCTCTTGATCAGCTCGAAATCGATGGGCTCATCGGTAACGAGGGGCGCGTCCTGCTCGACGTACATCAACAATGAAGTGTCGATGCGGTCCAGGACCGCGCGCATCATGCCCGTCTGATGCTGGTGTTCCTCGAAGATCAGGGGCCAGACATTGCCGTATACGTGGTCCGCTCGCCACAGGGCTGCCTGGATGAATCTCTCGTAGTCGTCGCGGCGATACCCCTGCTCGGACCGGACACCGTCGAAGGTGAGGATAATCTCCGCATCCGGCAGGTGGTGGCGGATCGAGTCCAGGGTTTCGTCCAGGATCTTCGTGTCCGGATGTGAAGGGATCGGGCTGACCGGGACGACGATCGTGACGTCACGCACTGAGGGCTCCGAGATCTTCCAGATCCTTCCGCAGGGCGCGGGCCAATCCACGTTTGTGGCCCATCCACCAGGCAGCCGCCCGGTTCGCTATCCGCGGGTAGTCGGATAGGACGTCGGTGATGTATCCCGGGAGGTCCGCGTAGTCGCGCAGGATCGGGAACGGTGCACCCGGGAACAGTCGCTCCCAATAGCCCGCGCTGTCGTAGGCCGGGGAGATGTCATCGGCGATCGGCACAGTGTGGGCTTCGAGCGCCTCGTACAGGCGGAACGAGTCCGGACTGAACGCCCCCGACGGCGCCGGCGCTACCTTCGCGCCGCACATCTGCCGCGCGTACTCCTCCGGGTGGAGCCCCTGCGTGAAACCTTCTGTAGCGGTGACGCGCTGGACATGGTTGTCGCGGGCCAGAGCCGAGAACGCTTCCACGCGGCGTGTGTGGGTGTTCTGCGCCGACAGAAACACCTCCACCGTCCGCTCCGGCATCTCGCCGAGGTCGTTGAAGTGCGGCGGAAACCCGAGCGGGATCAGGCGGGCGGTGCCGTAGTCCTCATCGGTCCGCGGCGTTTGCACCCACCAACGAAGGTTCGGATGCTGTAGCGCCTTGATGTCGAACAGGTCTTCCTCGTCCGACGTTCGGATGGCCAGCACCCAGCGGTAGCGCGAGAGCGCTTCGCTGATCTCGTGCTCATGTCCGGCCCAGTAGCGGCCCGGCACGATCAAGACGATCCCATCGGCCTTGACGTAGGCGTCGAAGCGCTCGAACTCCAGGCCGGTCGGGTACAGCTGGTTCGCGAACAAACGGTCCAGGAGGTTCTGGTCCCATTGGTTGCCTGGGGCCAGGCGGACAACGGGGATCACAGCGGCTCGTACACCGTGTGCAGCTCGTGGGCGTAGTCGAGGATCGTCTCACGGTAGCCGAGGTCGATGATCCAGTTCCGGAAGTCCCGCGAGTACTCGCCCCACTGGGCATATAGAAATTCCGGGTGGATCGACGCGAACAGGGTTGGCCGGTGATCGCGCAGCGTCCGCTCGGCGCCGCGCAGCACCTGCCACTCACTACCCTCTACATCGAAGCAGATGACCGTCGGCGGCTTCCACTGTGCGACCACGTCGTCCAGACGGATCTGTGGGTAGTTCGCGGCTTCCAGGTACAGCTCTTTGAAGCCGTGGTCTCCGACGATCTCGCCCGTCGCGTAGTCCGGCCACGCCTGGAGTAGCCGCGCGCCATGTGTCCGTGTCTCGTTGGACGCGAACCCGGGCCAGCACACCGGGACATGCAGGTTGTTGGCGTCCCAGATCGATTTCGTGTTCGGCCACGCCAGCGGATTTGGTTCGAACAGCGCAACCTCGGCACCCCACGTCTGACACAGCGCCGGGAACTCGCCTTCTTCGCTGCCGCAGTAGAACACCACGTCAGTGGGCCCGATGCGATCGGCCATCGCGTCCAGGCGCTGGCGTTCCCAGCCGCCGTTGGCCAGATCCCATTCAGGCCGCGCGGCGCGGTGCTCCGGCAGCAGGATTTCCCACCGGCCGTTGACGAGCGTAGGAATCATCTCGGTCATGCGAACACGGTTTCCAAGATCGTCTGCCACCGGTGCCGGTACGTCCCCGATGCCTTCACCATCTCATGGCCCGCACGACGGATACGTTCGCGATCCTCGTCATGCTCCAACATCCAGTCGATCTTCGAACGCAGGCCGTCGAAGTCGCCGAAGTCGAAGTACAGCAGGTGCTCGCCGTCCTTGAACCACTGCTCGAGCCCGGTGATCCTCGGGAATACCTGCGCGCCTCCGCGGCCAGCGCACTCCCAAAGTCGATCGCTCGCGTAGTAGGGGTAGTCGAAGTTCAGGCAGAGCGTGTCGCCTACAGCCACCTTCGAGTTCGCGTACAGCCGGTTCAGGTCGTCGCCGCGAACGGTGCCCGTGTCCCCGTCGCCGCCGACGTGCGTGAAGCGGGAGCCGTAAGTTTCCCTCAGCCAGTCGATCAGCTGATGGCGCCAGGGGTGCTCCGGGTGGTAGCGGCGAGAACCGACGAACACCACATCGTTGGCATGCTCTGAGGGCTGGTCCGAGATGTAGCACTCTTGGTCGTACACGCCCGCCGGCAGGAACCGACCCTTCACGCCCGTCTGCGAGTTGAACCAGTCCGCCATCAGCTTGTCGACGGTGAAGAACCAGCCGATGGACGTGTAGAACGGGTCGCACTCCAGGTCGCGTTCACGCTGTAAGCCTCGCCAGAGGTCCAGGTGGTAGGTCACTGTGGGGATGTCCACGCGGTTCAACCGTCGCAGCACCGCCTCCAACGACATCCCCGGTGTGCGCCAGGAATGGGTGTGAACGAACACCAGCATGTCCGAAAGCAGGCCCTCCTCGAGGATCTGCTCACCACGCGCCTGGCCTTCCTGGAGTCGAATTACTTCGTGGCCGATCGACTCGAGAGATTTGGCGTGGTGGCTCTCGGAGGAGTGTTCGGAATTCACGTTACCGACGAGGGTTATCCGCACTGGCCAAAATACCGTTCCTCGGCCGCCTTACGGGCGGCGATGGCTTCTTCCTTGGTCTTGAAGTAGCCGAGTTCGATGCGCTTCGACTCCGACTGATGCGTGATGTACGCGCGCCACAACTTCGCGGGCTTGAAATAGCCGACGCCCTTGTGTCCGCTGGTGTTGGCCTTGCTCGGTGGGGTATTGAAGTTGTTGGTCGAGCGATCGACAATCCGCAGATTGGATCTACGGTTGTCCAGCTTGTCGCGGTTGATGTGGTCCGTGTCCATGCCCAGCGGCGTCTGCATCAGGTAACGGTGCATGTACATCTTGATGTAACGCTCTCCGTTCCAGTGGTTGCGAGACGCATAACCGCTGGCGTTGAGAGACCATTTCCACTTCGCCACAGCTGCATAATCCGACTCTTCAACGAGCACATAGGTGAACTCGCTGACGTTCGGGATCAGAACTGGGATAGCTCGAGCCCCGGCTGGCACCGGAAGGTTCTCCAGCCAGGTCTTATCTGGAGATATGCGACCCGGCAACTCGGTGGTCCCGTACTTGATGTAGCGCCTGTAGTGGCGATTGCACCACTGTCGCTTCTCCGCCTCGCGGTCGCATCCCTCGGCTGAGCACGTACCCTTATCCACAGTGACCTCCTCAACAGGTCGCTCATGCCCCGGGAGTGTTAGCGCACTCGCCGGGGTCCTTGCGTATGAATTCTATTGGTGCCCACCGACAAACGAGCTAGCCCGCCGAGCCCGTCACGGCGCCGATGATGGCGCGCGGGATGCGGAAGTTGTCCCACGTGATGGCTTCCCAGAGGATCCCGAAGAGGAAACCGGCCATTATTCACTCCTGTCACAAAACATACCGACGAAACCGGTGCGAGCTGCACCGATGCTGCACTTACCAGTGGACGGACTCTTCGACGCTCCGTGCCGCGCGTGCGGTCACCAGCACCTTGCTCCCCGACGGCCGCCACGACTCCACAACCCCGTACCAAACATCCGGGGCGATGCCTTCCTCGGCGTCCGGGTCGCCGATCGCTACCAGGAACCGCTGCGGGTTGGGCGAGGTGGTGAGGCGGGAGATGAACTCGCCCTTCTCGGCGGAGAACACACGCTGCAGAGGGCCACCGGTGTCGACCAACTGCGCGCCCGAGAGGACTTGCGAGCCCTGCTGCGGGTCCTGGGTGTCGTTGACGCGGATCACGCTTGGCCTTTCAGTTCAGCCACCCGGGCGGCCACACGGGCCACACAGTCGGCGTAAGCCTCGGTCTTCGTGGCGGCCTGGCATTGAATCCCCCGGGGATGGACCGCGGCCCACTGCCCGTCGTCGAGCTGCTGGGTTTCGATCTCGTCGATGTTCCAGAACTCCTCGGGATCCGGGGGTTCGGGCCAGCTGCCGTCTTCGTTGCGCCACAGATGCTTGCCCGGGTCTCCGGCGCCTAGATGCGCGCCAGGGGTGGGAACCCAGCGGACGATGGCCTTGCCCGGGTCGTAGGAGATGCCCAGTTGGATGAGATATTCCGCCAACCGCACCGATCCGCCGATGCGCATCGAGGTGGGTTCGGCCAGTTTTCGGCCGGCGGGATTCTTCCACTCCGGTAGGTGGATCACCGCAAGGAGCTGCGCGAGTTCCACGACTTCCGGGTCTAACTGTGGGACGTTCTCCGGTTGCGGAAGTCTGCCTTCGGCAGCCATCTGCACGAACTGCTTGAACTGCGGGGTGACGAACTCTCCGCCGAGGTTCTCGTAGCCCGGTGGGGGTTTGCGCTGGTCGCGGTCGGGATGCGGAGGGAACTTGATCTCGTTCTGGGTGTCGGTCATCCGATACGGAACCTTGTCACGCGAATCAGGAAGCGGGTGAAGCGGAGGACCAGGGCATCCCAGGCGTCGGTGATCAACGGCCGTGCGTCATTCCCCGGCGGCGCCAGACGCGCTCGACGGCTGCCGCAGCGGCCAGCGCGTCGGGGTTGTGGACGAAGATGCGGTTCGACAGCGGCATCTCCCGCGTGGTCTCCGTGACCTTCGGTGGGTAGATCCGGTGTGCGGTGCGGATCAGCAGGCCCGCCAGCGTCTTGCGCATCAGTTGGCCTCTTCTCGTGGCTTCGGGGCAGTATGCCCACAGCACCCGAACATCTCCCCCGTCATTCGGTCGTAGAACACGAGGGCGTAGCTGTTGGGCACCTTCACCGCCTCCATGTGCGCGATAGGCGGTGCGGGAGGGACGAGGTGGTCGGCCCAGCGGCGGAGATAGCGGGCCAGCCAGTACTTCACAGCTGCTCCAGGAACTCGCGCATCCGCTGCGATGTCCCCGGGATGCCCGCCAAGAGACTGACGATGTCCAATGCCGCGTCCACTGCGATGTCGACGTGCCCGACGATGCGGGCGAATTCGAGACGCTCGCACGCCTCCTCGAGGTCGGTGGCGAGAGGCGCGGCCATCAGAACTGCCACGTGCCGATCGGTGCCGTGTACGCCAGCTCCAAAGTGCGCAGCGGGGCGGGATGGCAGAACAGGCGAACCAGGGCGGCCCAGTCGATCACAGCGTCTCCTCGATGGTCAGCGTGTATCCGGTCGCGGTGGTCTCACGACCGACCTCGCGATACCGGCGGCCCTCGATGAACCAGTCAGCGCCGGGGATGGTCGGGGCGAAGCCGGGTGCGTGGAAGGTGCACAGGCTGGGCTCGAATTCGATCGGGCCTTCGATGGGGCCGCCGGTGGCGAACTCGGGCATCAGGGCTCCAATGCGATCGGTTGGGTGGCATCCGCCATCACAGCGGCGGCGTTGAAGTGGTCGCCGACCATCAATGCGACATCTCGGATGACCGGCCGCATAGGCTCCAGCACCACAGCGCCGTAATGCGGGTCGCTGAGCACGTGTCGGCCGATCAGGTTCCCGACCTCCTCGACGGCATCAGACACACACTGCTCGACGGTGCTCAGGTCCACAGGGGGCTCCTTGTCGGTTACCGCTGAAAAAGGAATCCGCAGGTCACACCGCGAACCTTCCGGAAATTCCGGATACTTCGCAAAGAAGGGGCCGCAGCGCGCGGCAGCTCTCAGGCTGTGGAGGTCGGAGCTGCGTCGAGGACGTCGGACCTCGGCGCGCTGCGGGGTCTTAGGCGCAGCGTCCGCGCGCTGCGGGATGGTCACGGGTGGCCCGTTCAGCCTTCGCGACGTCGATCACCTTGTACAGCTTCCGTTTCCGCTCGTCCATCCCGGACGGTGCGAGGTGGCCGCGGGCAACCCAGTTGTTGATCGCCTGCGTCGTCACCCCGCACAGGGCGGCGGCGGCGGTTGCGGTGACGAGAGAGTTGATCCCCTCGGGGGAGTCGATTGCTGAGCCAGCCATTTCGGTCCCCTTTCACAGCGAAACCCCGGCAACAAGGCGTCCGGGGTTCGGTTGGGGCATAGGTGTACCAGTGGCGTCAGCGTAACATGTTTCGCTGTTCACGCCGCATTCGCCAAGATTGTGTCGAGGACCATGCGCGTATAGAACGGGTAGTGCTCCTCCGGGATGGTGTGGCCGCAGTTCTCACAGTCGATGAAGTCGCTGCGGAAGTCGATCGTGCGGTGCAGCAGTCGCAGGTCGCACGCCGGGCATGGGGTGGGGAGGGTCTGTTTGGGTCGGGTGTAGCCGAGACGGGCACGGATCTTGCCGTGCAGGTCCCGCATGTCGACAGCGGCATCTCCACCGAAGCCGGAGGCAGCGAGTTGCGGGATTCGGCATTCGAGGTAATTCCACGCCGCCCGGACTCGATAGTGTTCCGTGATGCCGGGGTGCGGGGGCGGTGTTTCGCCGAGGTGATCGGCGAGTGAATCATGAGTCCAATTGAGGACGGTGGCGATCTCTGCCGCTGTGTCGCTCGCCCACTCGGCGGGGTGCCCGAATACCTGCCGGACCTGAGAAACTCGCTCCTGCTGGCGCCTGGGTGGCAAGGGGAGCGTTGTGGAGAGGTTTACCCAGTCCAGCGCAAGCCAGCCGAGCAGGCGCGCGAATCGGCGCTGGCATGGCTCACACATTCCGAGGCTCGTCAGGTAGGCGTCGCCGTTCTGGTCGCGACAACCCGGGTACGTGCAGGGACTAATGCCCACGGCGTGACCTCTCCCTCTTCCGATGGGTGACTACCTGCGGTTGGTGAGTGCGGCGCTGAAAGTCGCCCGGATCCCAGAGGTCATCGGTTTCTGGGGAGTCGATTTCAGCGATCCGCTTCAATACCTCCGCGTTGGCCTCGAACCATTCCCGGCCGTCGGTGCGCCAAGGGCTGAACCGACTGTGCTCGTCGCGCTCGAGTTGGCGGCCGCCCTTCCGGATCTTCAGGACTTCCATGGTGGGCGGGTAGGTGGCGAGCCTGCGATCGAGGTCGGTGGTGTGGCCGATCTTCACTCGGTCGCCGATACGGAGGTAGTAGACGTAGCCGCTCGTCTGCGGATCCGCCTTCGGCAGCGGCGGCAGCCCCTTCGGAATCTGCGAGTCCTCCTGCATGGCCTGTACCGCAGCCCATGTCAGCAACGCATGGTCCTGGCACAGGAGGACATTCGCGTCCAGGAATCGGTAACTGACGCTTACGGTGCACAGCGCCCAACTGCATCGCGTCGATGAGGGCGAATCGGGGTGCGGCCTGTGACGACCACCCGCATAGATGCTCATGACCATGGCCTCCACAGCCTGTCGCTCATGAGTTCGATTCTACCGATTTCGTCCGCTGATCTCGAGTCGCCGAACCGGCAGGTCAGGGGTGATGTAGCGCGCATCCGCCGAAGCTGTTGCCCCCGCCGAAGCGTTGCGGCCATGCGGCCCAAGGGTCAGTCCGGTCCAACTACGCGGCGCTCACCGGCTCTCTGTATACGCCGTGGTCATCGACGGATGCGCCCCCCACGATAGTCGTTGCCGCCGACAAACTCGAGCCCCCCAGAAATGACCAAAGCCACCCCGGTTTCGAGGTGGCCTTGCCAGTGCGGCAGCGATGCGAACTGGTTGTCTCCACGGAGAAGAGTAGCGGATCAGCGTGACGAACTCGAGCCGCCCCAGCCGATCTGGAAGGACGGCATCGAGGAAGGCTCGCCGAAATCGGCCGGGAGATGGTAGCGGTGGCTGAACTGGTCGATCTGTGGCAGTCCGGCGATGGAGGCGATCACATCCAAGGCCAGATCCCGCGCGTATTCGATCAGCTGCTCCACGTCGTCCGGGGGTGGCGTGAACTCGCCCTTGAACAACGATCCTGGGCACAGGACCGGGGAGTCGTCTGCGCTGTAGCGGTAGTCGGGGTCGAGCACGCCTCGGCGACGCATGTCCCTCATACGTTGGGTGATGGCCAGGCCGTGCCATTCCTCACGGCACCAGGGATGCGGGCAGCGTGGGAAGTGCTCGCGGCCGAACACATACGGTTCGTCACCGGCGGCCTCAACGAACTGCCGATAGGGCGCGCTCACGGCTTCTCTCCTCGCTCCTGGTCGAGTATCTCCCGAACCTGCTCCAGGGCAGCAGAGATAGCGGCGTGGGCGCGACGGACAGGATCAGGCTGGGCGTCCTCCACGGGCTCACCAAGCACCGCTTCCAGCCCGCCAGCTTCCTCGGTGGCCTTGACGAAGCCGTAGACGTCGTCGCCGAGGAGCTTCCGCATCTTGTGCTCACGCTCGACCGCGCGCAGCCGGGAGTCGATCTCGACCTCCTCCCGGAACTGCTGGATGCGGGAGAGAGTCCATCCGCTGTCGCTCATGGGGTTGATCCTCCGTCCTCGGCGGCGATGCGCGACAGGGCCTCGATGATCGACTTGGACCCCAGGGTGGCGGGGTGTTCCCATTCCTGCTCCATCGCGCCGCCGACGACCCGGAACGAGATCCGGCGACCGGTGGGGTAGTCCACCGTCACGGCCAGGCCCTCGCGCAGTTCGCTCAGCGGCGGCTGGGTTTCCCATTCCCCGACCTGCCGCCACTCGTCATCCGGATCCCATGCCCGCCACAGTTCGGCCCGTGCGATCTTCTCCAGTGCGGTCACGGCTTCTCCGTCTCGTCGGCGGCCGTGGGAAAGATCGGGTTCGGCGGCACCGTGAAGGACTTCAGATCCGTGAAGTGCCAGCCGCTGGCGTCACGCAGCGGTTGCCGCTGCACCTCCTCGCCGTCCCGCTTGACGACGAAGTACCAGCCAGCGCCGTAGTTCTCCATCCCAGTCACATCGCCGGGCTCGACGTGGACGTCGTGGGCTGTGTAGGTGTCGCCGTTGCCGTCGGTGACCGTGGCGGTGTTGTCGGTGATCGACATCGAGATGGGCGCGATCATTGGGTGTCTCCTGTCTCGGTGGGCTCGGGGTAGAACGCCCGCCGGATCTCGTCTTCCGTGGGCTCATCCCCCGCTACCCGGTTGATGATCACGGTGTAACCGCAGGATTCGCAGTGGTAGGTGTACGCCAGGAAGTCGCCGATGGGCGTGCGGTCCTCCAAGGTGATGTCGGGGTGTTCGCACCCGCCCTCGGGGTAGATGGAGGCCAGAGCAGCAACGACGCTGGCGTACGCGTCTCTCTTCGCCGCATCGGAAGCGAGTTGCACCTCAGCGCTCAGCAACTCTTCTCGCGTCCGCCGCTCCTCCATCGCATCTCCGCCGCCGTGGTCGAGCCTGAGGGCCGCCAGTGTGTGCCTGCTCGCGGCGTACCGGCGAGCCGAGACGGTAGCTTCTACGGCAGCGACGGCAGCGAGGTATGGGGCGATCACGTTATCCCGTATCGCCTCCACCCGGTCCAGTGTGGCCTTCGGGGATTGGCGGGCGATGTGCTCGGCGTCCTGCATCGACTGCGGGTCATCCGAATCGCCCGTGCCTGCAACGCAGACGGCATCCGCGCCAGTCGGTCCGGCGAACACCGCCTCCTCGAAGGCATGGCCACTGCCGAGCGGCATCCCTTCGAGGCGGTGATGCTTGTTCGGGTTGTGTCGCCACGGTCCGGGCGTCGCTGCTCGCGCTATCCGCTCGTCCTCGGCGAGTCCAGCCCGGAGACGGGACAGGGGGTCGGTCACGACTTGCCCTCCTTCATGATCTGCCGCAGTCGTTCACGGGTGTAGCCGGTGCGGCGCGCGACCGCTGCTTGCGTGCCCCGTTCGCCGTTCTCCAGAACCTTGCGGATGGCGGCGTGCAGGTCTGCGAGAGCGGCCCTTTCGGCGGCCACGGCGCGTTGGTACTTGCTTATCGCCCGGTCCAGTTCGTCCACACATCATAGCATAGCCCAGTTGGCCAAACGGGGTTGACTTAGGCCAAACGCGTTTGGCATACTGGAAGTACACCGCAGGACAGGCAAGGAGCTTCCAATGACCGCCACCCGAGACCAGCTCGCCACCGAAACCGAGCGCCAGGCCACCGCCGTTCTCGCGGTAGCCCTGATGGAACTGTGCTCCCGCGGCACGCTCGACGAGACCGAGCAGTTGGTGCGCGGAGTCATCATCGAAACGCTGTACGACCGTCACCCTGAGGTCGCCGCCGCATACAACGCGTGGATCGACGATCTCGAATCCGACGCGACGGCCGAATCCGTCGTCATCGCTGCCGCCCTCAGCCTCTAGTCGTTTGCGTCGCGCCCGGCACGCCCCGGGCGCGGTGTTGACCACTAGAACCCAAACCCCGACAGGAGAATCCGATGGAACTCACCTACACCGCCGAGTGGATCGAACACGGCAACAGCACCAGATCTCACACGCTCGCCGTCGGCGACTACACCGCCCACGTCTACAGCTACCCCGGCCGTGAAGGCTGGGTGTGGTACGCGCGATGGATCGGCCTTGCTGATGACCCGGACCACGACGAGTTCGAGGAGATCGGCCGCGACAGCGCGGGCGACTCGGGGGATGCGCGCACCGCTGCTGAAGCCGCGATCCGGCAGCACCACGCGCAACGGTTCGCATAGCGCGCACGGCGCACATAGACCTGATTCCGGGCCAGCCACAACGACGTGTGCGAGTGGGGGACAACGGCGTCCCCCGCGACAGCCCGAACCTCGAGCCGGTGCGGTCAACGAAGAACCGCACCGGCCGATCGTGTTACGCCGCCTCCTCGAGGCTCGGGAGTTTCGCCAGCGCCGACAGATTCACCGCGGGCATGGGGTCGTCGATCGGCTCACCCAACAGGCGGCAGCCGATCGCCATGAGCACCACCGCGTCGGCGACGTCGTTGCCGGTGATGTCGATGTTGGCGTACCGGCGTACCGCCGCGGCCAGAACGGCGTCCTTGCCCGCGTTGCCCTTACCCGTGGCGTATTTCGCGCGGACGGTCGGCGGAACCGGGACGATCCAGTAGCCCTCGTGGCTGAGCCGCTGATACACGAGCCACCACAAGCCCGAGCGATCATGCTGCGAGCCGCTGTTGGACCCGTAGGACGGTGCCTCCACCACGATCAGCGGGAAGTCATCGGGCACCTGGTGGGCGATGTCGTCGGCGAGGGTGGACAGGCGCTTCCACCGGTCGCCCCAGGAGTCCGCCTTCGAGCCCTTCGACTTGACCGTGCGGGTGTAGGCGCGCGGGTCGCCCGGGGCGGTGCAGGAGAACCCGGTGGAGGTGAGCGACAGATCCAAGCCGACAACGGAACCGAACTGGGTCACTGCTCCGGCTCCTTCCAGTCCGTCACCAAGCGCGTGCGCCGCAACATGCCCCGCCCGATGTACCGGCCCTCGACGGACGTAGGCAGGAGGCCGGCTGCGGCGAGGGCGTCGGCGTATCGCGCTCCCCACTCCTGGAACAGCTCTCGCCGTGGGCCTGAGAGCTGCTCCCAGGCAGGATCGCTACTGCGGGCGGGGGCGCGGTTCTCCCATGCGGCGCGGGCCAACGCTTCGACGTACTCGCGCCTGATCTCCTCGGGGGTCACGGCTTGGCCTCCTTCGGTGTGGTCCAGGTGACGGGGCCCGCGTGGCGGTGCTGTCCGCGATGGCCCTGGTCGCGGTCGCATTGCAGGATCAGGCGGGCGTCGATATAACCGCCCTCGTCGGGGAGTAGCGCCTCGAGACGGGACAGGCAGCGGGGAGGCTTCGGTGTGGTCACGGCTGCTCCTTCGGCCACACGAACAGCTGCGCGCACCCGCCGCCCTCCAGTGGAGAGCGGACCAGCCGTCCGTCGATGCGCTGTTCGCTCGTGGCCATCTCGGCGCACTTCTCGAACAAGGCCCGCGCATCCTCCAGACTGGTCGCGGCGATATAGAACGACATGTCGGTCACGGCTGCGCCTCCCGGACCTCGCCGAGCACGTACTCAACGTTGCCGTAGCGCTTGCGGTCCGCGATGGCCGCGTCCTGCCATGCCCCGGCGTCACTCTCGGCGGGCTCGCGCTCGCCCCAGATCGACCCGACAGGGCGGTAGTCGAACTCGCCGGGCTCGCTCCGGTGGGGACGCTTCGCCAGGACGACGTACCCGAGTGGGGGACGCTGCGCTGCCACTGCCTGCACCGCAGCAGCGCGGAGCATCTCCCGCATGAAGTCCCGCTCATGCTCCAACTCGGCGACCCGGGCGGCGAGCGCTTCGAGCGCGACCAACTGGCCGGGTCGCGCGCTGATGGCCGCTTGAGCGCGGATCTGATCCGCAAGGCTGTCGGTCACGGCTGTACCTCCTGGATCTCACGCAGGACTATGACCGGGAGGGCGAGGTCGTATGTGCCGACGGTCCCAGCGGGTGTCGCCCACTCGGACCGATAGCCGTCGTCATCAGTGACGCCGGGCGCGAACTCGGTGATCTTGAGTGCGGACACGCCGGCGTCGGTCACCACCATCGACCCGACTGGTAGGGCGTCGAGGTTGATCAGGCGCGCGTCGACGCGGGGACACTGCGCAGCCTCCAACTCAGCGATGCGGGTGCGGGCGGAGAGCACCTCGGCCGCCATCGCCCGCTCGTTGTCGTTGGTGCACACCATGTCGTCGTAGGCGAGCTGCCGCAGTCGTTCGTCGGTCAGTGGGATCACGGCTGCACCTCTCGGAGGGCTCGGATGGTTGGGCACGGGTACATCTGCCAGTTGCCGTTGTCGGTGCCGCACCCAGAGCAGACCCGGGTGAGCTGACCGCGTGGGTGGTGGCGCATGTTCAGGGCTTCGATCGGCAGGTGCACCTCCCTCACGCGGTCGAGCTGCGCCTCCAACTCGGTGATCCGGGCCCGTGCTTCGGCGAGCTTCTCCAGCGCCTCCAGGACATACCCCGGGTCGATGACCAGGGTGCGGCCCTCCGCGTCCGCCTCACGGGCGGAGGTCTCGAGGAAGGACAACTCGAAGTTGGGCTCGGTCATCGGCCGGCCTCCTTCGGCCCGTGGTCGCCGTCGTGGTCGGCCAACTTCCTGCAATGCAGGTAGCTGCCGCAGCACTCGCACCTGTATCGGGTGCCGCAGTCGCCGTACAGGCGCCCGTACTCGTCGATTGCGATCAGGTCATGCGAGTGATGCAGCCGCGCGAAGTCCACCAACTCCCACGGGAACTCGAATTCCCACCGCACGTGGTAGGCGAGGATTTCCCGGACCGGCTCCAGCGCCTCGAACGTGTCCGCGATCAGCTTCATGTGCGGGATCAACTGCTGGATGCGGTCACCGCCGTGGTTCCACTCGAAGTTGCAAGTGACGTCACATGCTCGGCACAACAGGTTCCATGAGTTGCTCACGGCTGCTCTCCGTCCTCGGCGCCTTCTTCTGCCGGCGTGTACACCGCGTAGCTGACGAACGACGCCAGAGTCGGGCACGGCCAGGGCACGTGGTTGTCGTTGGCCCACGTGTGGTGCTCGTCGGTTTGGCAGCGCCGGCACCGCAACTCCAAGGCGACACCACGCAGTGGCTTCACCACCATCGGCGGATGCTCGCCATAGATGGCGGCGAGGATCTTCTCGTGCGCCTTCATCTGCGCGCGGTTGTTGGTGTTGAACTCGCGGAGTTCGGCGACCTCGGCTTCGAGGTCCGCGATCCGCTGCCGGCTTTCCTTGCTCATCGGTCTCCGTCCTCGGGGAGTGGGACAACCGACCACGACAGGACAGGCCGCGACAGCAATTCGGCGTTTTGGGCCTTGCCCTGCTCTCGCTGCACTCGCCGGATGTGCCGCACTTCCCGAACTGCCAGGTCCTCCCCTTCGGGGACTTTCCACGTCGTCGGCGGCTGCCCTTCCTCGGCATACCGCCACCCGTACTCCAAGCCGACGACATCACTCTGCGGGACGACCAGGAACTGCATGCCGATCATGTCCGCCACATGCTCGGCGTGCTCGACGCTGGTCATGAACTCCAACCCGGGGCAGCCTGCGCAGCCGATGCTGATACGGCCGGTGAGCTGATGGTCGGAGATGACGCGGGCGAGGGCCTCTCGTGGGTCGGTCATGCGCTGGCCTTCTTCCTCGGCCGGAACGGCTCGCCCTTCGGCTGCACGCCCTTCGCCAGGCAGGCCGGGCACACATCACCCCACAGTCTCGCGGCGAACCAACCCTGCTCCTGGAACAACTCCAGCGGCGGCGAGGTCGGGAACGGTTCGGAGGTGGTGGCGCAACCGGGCTGGTCGCACATCATCACCCAGTCGTGGTTCTTCTCGCTGATCCATTGGCGGGTCATTCGGTGTCTCCGTACTCGGGGGTCCACAGGACGACGATCTCGTTGCCGTCGGCTACGTCGATGATCTGTTCGCTGTGGCTGTGGTCGTCGGTGCCCGGCGTGATCCACCATCCTGAGCCGATGTGCTGCTCGACCGTGTCGGCCCACCGGATGACGGTGTCCACCGGCAGGGCGTCGAGTTCCTCGGCGGTTTCTATGCGTCGGGCGGGTGACCGCAGCCCGGCGTTGAGGACCGCAGCAGCGAGCGCCTTGACGTCGAACCAGCCGTCGAGGCACAACGCCTGCCCTCCCCCGTTGGGCGGGAACCAGTCCTGGTTCTGCTGCTGCGATACGAGAAGACCGCCCAGCAGCTCGGCGAGGGCGTCAAGTTCGTTGCTCATTCGCTGGGCCTTTCGGTGATGTCGGGGGTGTGGAGGACGGTCCAGGGGAACGACTCCGGCAGATCCTTGGCGACCTCCGCGACGGTCATTCGGAACGTGGCCGCGAAATCCAGGACGGTGCGCATCCCACGCCACTCGCCTGTCCCACCGTGGTCGATCGAGCAGATGGTGCCGTTGCAGGAACGGATCACCGAGCCGGTGGGCAGGATGGCCAGACCTTCGGGGGTCTCGATCCGCTCGGCGGGTGGACGCCAGCCAGCCGCGATCACGGCGACGGCGGCCCTGCGGGCTACGTCGTGGTCGATATCGGCGGCGGGACTCAGAATGTCGGCCAGGAGGGTGCGGTCACTCGCCATCGGTGGGCCTTTCGGTGATGTCGGTGGTGTCGGCCATCGCTTCCCGGTACTCGATGTACGGCTGGATGGCGGCGCGGATGTCTTCGGCCCAGCAGGCAGGGCACTCGTCGTGCCCGTCGCCGACGCCGTGGTCGTGCTCGTACTCGCTGTGGTCGTCCTGCGCGTAGGCGAGTTCGAGGAGGTTGGCGATCACCCTGCGGGCGATGAGTCGTTCGGCTTCGGATTCGATCAGGCTTCCGGCGAGATCAGAGACCGCCGCTTTGCCACCTCCTGAGGCTGTGGCGGGGCGAACTACGGGGGTCTGGTGTCTCCGGGTGGTTTGAGGGCTCACAGAGCCTCACCGCCCGCGAGGAACTCCACGGCCGCCGACTCCAGCCCCGCCACATCCGGCGCCGCAGCGTGGATCTCCGCCAGCTGCTTGATCTTCGAATGCCGGTAACCAGACCAGTGCATGTCCCCGACCGTCACCACCGGCAGCTCCTGGTAGCCGAGGACGGCCACGGCGTCGTAGGCGGCTTCGTCGGTGGTGACGTCGCGGTAGGTGTAGGGCAGGCCGAGACGTTCGAGGTGGGCGGTGGTGGTGTGGCAGCGGGAGCAGGCCGGGCGGCCGTAGACGGTGATCTGGGGCGGGGTGGTCATTCGCGTTCTCCTTCGATGGCTTGCTGGGCGCGGAGGCTGGGCGTGGACTCCGCGAAGTCGTGGGTGGTGGTCGTGCCCTTGATCAGGTGCGGTTTGTGATCCAGGCACGGGATGGGGCGGCCCTCCTCGTCCTCGCCGAGCCGGCCGTTGCGGCAGTTCGGGTTACGGCAGGAGCGGCGTTGGGGGTCGCCGTACCGGTCGGGACTCATGACGCACGCCCCGGGAACTCGACGACCGCGGCGCCCTTACGGGGCGGCTTGTGGTCGCAGTCGGTGCCGTCGGCACGATGACCGTCGTCGTCGCACAACTTGCAGGCCACGATTCGCGCCTTGGCCAAGCCGTTGCGGTCACGCTCCGCGGCGAACGGGTCGTGGCTGCACACGCGGCGAGCTTCGTCGTAGCCGTCGTCGTCGCACAGGTGGCAGTTGGCGATCGCGCGGGCTCGGTCCTCGGCCGCCTGGCGGGCAGCGGCCGACTCGATCGCGGCGGCGGTGCGGCGGCGCTCGTCGGTCGCGCGCTCGCGGTCGGTCTGCCATCGGGTGTGCGCCTGCCGGGCGTCGGCGCACGCGCGGCACGGTGCGTCGGTTCCGGTCGGGTGTCGCTCGCAGGTGCGCTTCGGCTCAGCGGCGGCGAGCAGTCCGAGCAACCACGCCTCGCGGGCTTCGAAGGTGTCGGCGCAGGCTTGGCACTCGCGTACGTAACCGGACTCGTGTCCCGAATGGAATTTCGGCGGGGGGGCGTTGCGTTCGGCGGTAGCGCCTACGTGACGTTCCCCTGTTACGTAACCACTTATGGAGCTGGAGCTAGGAGCTGGAGCAGGAGCAGGTAGGGAGGCGACCCCCTGCGGGACCCCCTGAACGACCCCTTCGGTTTCGGGGTAATCGACGGGCTGATCGACCCCCTGATCTAAGGGGTAACCGACCCCCTGATGAACCCCTTTCGGGAAGGGGTAACCGACCCCTTCCGGTTGGGGTGAATCGACCTCTTCCACGGAGGGGTAGCCGAAGGGGTAGGACGCGGGGTCGATCGACTTGCGATCGATCAGACCGGCGACCTCCGGCTTGCTCCATCCCTTCAGATCCGGCTGATTCGCGTGCAACTTCTGCAACTCGTGGACGATCACCCCCCGCAGCGTCAAGGACGCGACCGCGCCGAAAGCGAGGGACATCGACACCGCGACGTTCGGGTTCTTCAGCAATCCGTCGTTCTTGATGAACGATCGGATCAGCACCTCCTCCGAGTCTTCGTCCACGACGATGTACAGCCCGCGCACCAGCCAGTCGCCAGCCGAACGCACCGCGTCGGCGGTCCACCCGGCCGCGTTCGCCGCGATCCGCCCCGGGCGCCAGTCGGCGACACCCGCGTAATTGAGCGACGGCGAGGTGACGAGCACGAAGTACAGGTGCTGCGCCTCCGGCGGCAAGGCACGGAAATCGTCGTCGGACCAGATCGACAGCCAGATCCGGGCATGATCACGCGCCATGCTGCACCTCCTCTTCGAGCCGCAGCACTGCCGCGCGCTGGATCACGTGACCGGGCAGCATCTGCCCGGTGATGGACTGCCGGAAGTGCTCGTTCACCGCGCGTTCAGCGAGGTCGATGGTCAACCACTCCATGCCGGGGCGGTCGAACAGCACAGCCCAGTTGAGGATCTGGAAGTCCATCGGTGCCCAGAACATCTCGTTCCATACAGCGGCAGCACGGAACACGGCGGCCGCGATGGCGCGGGATTGCGTGGTGACGACGGGGAGCTTCGGCTGTCCGTAAGAGAGGATGTTGGCCCGCCATTCCGCTGGGTCGCCGCGGAAGATGGGATGCTCGGGGAGGTTGTCGGTCATCGCACCCCACCTCGGCCGAGGTGGATGGCACGGTACAGGCTGTCGAGGGTGAAGAAGTCGCGGTGACACACCGTGCACTCCAGGCTCTTGCCGCCCGTCCGGAGGTGGGTCTCGAACCGGCGGTACAGGCTCGTCATGCATCGGCCGCACACCAGCATGTCGAAGCAGCCGTGCTGGTCGTACCAGTACTCGGCGGGCGGCCGGTAGGTCTTGTGCGCCGTCGAGCCGCAGAGCGGCGCGAACGCGAGATCGGAGATGGCCGCGATGTCAGCGGCGGGAGCAAACGACAGATCAACAGGCGAGGAGTCAGAGGATATGGGTATCCTCATGAACACCCCCTTTCCGATTGCAGCGGTGAGGGGTAGGCCCTGGGATCGCAGTTTCGAACGGTGTTGGTAGCACTGTTCGGGCTCACCCGGGGCCGTCTTGATTTTACCGGGGATTCGCTGGGATCTCGAGCCGCCACACCCGCCGGATTCGAACGAATGTGTGAGTCGCACAACGGAAGTCGACATCACGACACCTCCCCCAGGTCCAGTCCCGGCTGTTGCAGACGAGTACGCAACGACAGGTCCAGGTACTCCCGGTTCAGGTCGATCCCGACGTAGCGGCGGCCGTGCTTGGCCGCGGCGAGACCGGTAGTGCCCGAACCGGAGAACGGGTCCAGCACCGTGCCACCCGGCTTGCATCCGGCCTGCACGCACCGCTCGGCCAGCTCCAGCGGCATCGTCGCGAAGTGCGCGCCGGGGAAAGGTTGCGTGTTGATCGACCACACGTCGCCGGGGTTCGCGCCGTTCTCCGCCATGCCGCGCGTCTTCGCGTTGGGTCTCTGACCAGGTGCCGTGTAGGGCTTTCTCGCCCGCGACGCGGCCGCGATCGTCGACTCGGCGTGGGGTTCCCGGATCGCGTCGAGGTCGAACCAGTAGCGGCGCGACTTCACGAACAGGAACACCTGCTCGTATCGAACGGAGAGCCGGTCGGTGATGCTCTCGGGCATCGCGTTCGGCTTGTGCCAGACGATCGCGTTGCGCAGCACCCAGCCGTCATCCTGGAGTGTGAATGCCACCCGCCATGGAATGCCGAGCAAGCTTTTCGGCTTAGCCCAGCCAGCTCCCGGGCGGTCGAGCACCCGCGCTGGAGGCCGCCGCGCCTCGTTCTTGAGGTCGGGTTGAGTAGGTGATCCTTTGCCGCTGTAGAAGCTATCCCCGAGGTTCAACCACAAGGTGCCGTCATCAGCGAGCACACGCCGCAGCTCTGCGAACAAGGTCCGCATCGTCTCGACGTACTCAGCCGGGGAGGCCTCCAGACCGTACTGTCCAGGCTCCCCGTAATCGCGAAGGCCGAAGTAGGGCGGCGACGTGCAGATCGAATCGACCGATCCGTCCGGCAATCCACGCGCAACAGCAAGCGCGTCACCGTGATACAGCTTCACCGAGTCGTCTTCGAAATACGGCCGCATCACCGCACCTCCCCGATCTCGAACAGTCCCAGCTCATCCCCCGCCACCCGAGGCGCATCGGTCGGTGCCACGACCTCCACCCGCAACCCGGCGATCCGTGCCCGGTCCACGCAATCCCACGTGCCCCGAGACAGCGACCGGGCACCCGGCAGAGGGAACGCAAGGACGAGGTCGGCGCCGAGAGCGACCATCTCCGCGTTGCGCCGCATCCCAGCCGCCTTACCGAACAGACGCCACTCGGCCAGGTACACCTCCTCCACCACTCGGTAGTCGGGGTCGCAGATCGGCAGGGAGAACCAGGTGTGGGCGAAGTGGTCGGCGCCGGTGGGGCAGCCGCCGTGCACGACGGTGACCGTGCCCCCGTCCGGGAGGTTCTCCGCGACGGCCATGGCGATGGACTCCCACACGGCGTTCTCGTCGGGCCAGTGACGGGAGCCGGTGATGAGGAGACGGAAGGTGTCGATCACGCCACCCCTCCTTCCGGGTTGATGGCCAGCGCGTACTGATCACCGCACTCGGACGGGACGACCACCACTACTGGTTCGCGGCCGTGCACCCGATCCAGGTACGCCCTTGCCTCACGCCCCACCACATCCGGCCGGGACGAATCCGCCTCCGCCCGCTCATACGGAGACAGGCGCCGGCCGCAGTCCCCCGAACGGATCACCCGACCGCACAGGCAGTACGTCCGATCGTTGACCGGGTTGTAGAGCACACCCTCGTGACGGGCATCGATGCAGCGGTAACGGTTCTCCAGCTCCCACGAGAGGGCCGGGGGATGAAGGGTGATCGGACGCTGACGGAAGAGCGTGGTCACGCCGCACCTCCTTCGATCGGATTCACGCGGCCGTCATCTGTGAGCAGCACCCACCGGCCGCGGTACAGAACAGGGACCTCCGCGGCGGTCCGGGAGCCGTTGCGGCGCACCAGCCAGCCGTTCGCGTACGCCTTCGCCCGATTCGACTCCACTCGTCGATGGCAGCGGGATGCCAGCCCTAATCCGTTGGCCGCACGGTTCACCCACGGCTCGCTCGTGCCACCGAGCGCGCGCGGGCCGCGGTGATGCCACTCGAAGATCGGGCCGCAGTTGTCGATCTCGCACATGCCACCGGAGCGGGCGCCCATGATGTCCTTGACCTTCTTCGGGAAACCTTGCGGACGCTTTGGCCTACGCAGGGCGGACTTCGCCAGGTTCTTGGCGGATGGATGGACGGTCACCGGTTCGTCCCCCCGATCCCGAGGATCTTCTCGATCATCCGAGACTGGGTCTGCAAGTTGGATTGATCCGCCTCGTGATCGGCGGCCAATCC